CTTTACATAAGATGGTCCTTTGCCATGTGAACGCCAGTTCTCTAAAGTTCTTGGAGACATTCCCCATCGTTCAGCAAGTTCGTTTTGATTTAAAAATATTTTTTCTTCCATGTTGTTTACCTATTACTGTGTGGATTATGTTATTCTACTCGAAGTAATTTTAATAAAGCAAGTAACTGAACAAAAATAATAGAAATATTATTGAGATTTAAACTTCAGAAATAAATTACAGAAAAATTATCAATAAAATTTAATCATTAATTTGGAGGAATAAATGAGTATAGATAACGTAACTCCTGGAGAGTGGGACAGAGCTAGAATGAAAGCAACACAAAAACAAATTGGTGGAAGCCATTATAAAGATAAAGGTATTCAACCTTTAGAGTATGCGTATAGTAATGGACTAACGCCTAACTTAACCAATGTAGTTAAGTATGTGACTAGAGAAAAAGAAGATAGAGTGAAAGACTTACGAAAAGCAATTCACTATATCGAACTAGAATTAGAAATGGTCTATGGTGTTGACCCAGAAGGTAATCCTTTAGATTAAATTTACAGTTAATCTTAGTTTACACAATTTTACTTATTACTACTTTTGTGATATAATGGGTTTTTCATTGAAACTTTAGGAGGTAGAAAAATTGCATTATGAATTTTATATATATACTCAACATGGTGAAAATGTTTGGTATTGGGATTTGAAAGATTATAAAAAAGTAACAAAAGATATTGATAATAATAAAAATGATAACTCTTTGTCTGTAGAAATACAAAGATGGTATGGTGAAGATGATTTTGATTTTGTTGAAGTTTACCCAAATAATTGTTCACATGAATTACCTAAATATGTCCAAAAGTTTGTAAATAAAATTTACCCAGAAGGCAGTCCTTTAGATTAATTAGACATCATTATCTTGGTCATATAGTCGCCTACGTTTTGCATTTCTTTGATTGCTCTAGGCTCTCTTACTTTACGATACCGTAAAACAGCAGACATACTCTTATGACCAGATAGTTTCATTAGTTCTGGTAGTTCCATAATCTCACCAGCCATAGTACAAAAGTTATGCCTTAGATCATGCAACCTTAGTTCTGGTCTACCAATCTTTTTAGCTAGTTGTTTCCACATCTTTACAGGGTAATCTACATCTAAGATGTATTCTCCCTTTCTCTCTAGCTTATTAATAACCATCATAGCTTGATTGCTTAGATAGATGACTCTATCTTCATTAGTTTCATGGTCGGTCTTATGTTCGCTTAGAACTATCTTGTTATCTTTTAAATCAGACCATTTGGCACTGCCTATCTCACTCTTACATCTACCGCCAGAGTGCATACAAAGTTCTATGTAATCTAAAGAGCTAACAAAGTTAGGTCGAACAGTTTGTCTCTTGATGTTTATTTGTCTTTGTAATTCAGCAAACTCTTTATCTGATATTTCATTCTCACTAATAAGTTCTTTGTTTAGTTTAATTTTACAAGGGTTTATTTCTACCAGTGATAATGCTATCGCATGGTTATAACAACCAGATATCATTTGGACAACTCTGTTAGCAGCATAAGAACCTCTTTTGGATATTTCTAAATGTAATCTTGTAATATCACCCCTGGTTATATCTGTTAGAATTCTTTTACCTAAATCATTCCTAACATCTTTATCCCACATTCTTATATACTCACCAGGCTTACCATTCTTGTTAGGCATAGCAACTCTTCTTTTATTTTGTATTAACTTATCAATGTAATATTCAAACGCTTGATTTAAAGTTTCCCCGCCTCTGGTATTTAACGGATCAATACCTTGTGCAACTTCACCAAGTATTTGTTGTGCTTTGTTTCTTGCTACATTAATTGGTATGTCTCTAGTACCAAGAGTAAGTTCTCTCTTCCTTCCATTGATGCGATAGAAGACTCTATAAGTTTTTTCTGTGATTAATAAATTGTTTACCTTTGTATCTCTTTTATATCTAGCCATAACTCGTACCTCCAAGCAGAGTCGCCATACAGTCGACCTTTAGTGTCGAAATGACGTGTATTTTAATTACCTATTCAGTAGATTATAAATCGAATCTTGTAAAGAAAACAAGGGTTTTTAGGGAAATAATGTAGAGTCGAGAAACTGTGTGATGGATAATATTTAAGAATGAAAACCAGGTGTCCTAACCGATAGACGAAGGGGTCAAAGAGCAGAAATCAGCCATTTATTGCAGTTTTTTCAGCACCAGAAGTCGACTCATTTTTGCCTTGTCGACTATCAGTCGCCAAAACAATCGACTCCATAGCTTCTTTTAAACTTTCAATAGAATTGATTGATTTCATAATTTCGTCCTTTATCGTGATTTGTGTTGTTTGACAATCAGAAAAGGCTCTGAAGCATACAGTCTGGTATTTAAGATTAACCATTGCGATTATATCTATTTGATTTTTTTTATAATGTCTTCCTGTGGTGGTAATGCCTTTACGAATATCAAACCGCCAGTTCTTTTTTGTCTTTTCTATATGTGTAACTGTTTTAACTTGGCATCTATATAGTTTATGTTTCCACTCAAAGATCACATCGGCATGGGATGTATGAGGCATTATTGTAACGGTGTCTGATTCTCTCGCTAGAACTGAGCAGGCTAAATATTCACCACTCCTACCTATCCGCTCCGTCTCGCGTGGCATGATATGTCATGTTAGTTCAAAAGACCTTCTTCAACTGTTGGTAAAAGAGGTTGTACTGCTAACATTCCAGGTGTTACCCCTTGTGGTAATTGTTGCATTGAATTTGGTAAAAACTGTTTAAATCTATCTATTAATTCTTTGGCTTTAGCTGTATTAGATTGACTTGCTTCTTTAATTAATTGTTTGTTAAATGGAGTTGCTAAGAATTTATTAACTAAATACAACATTCCTATTCCTGGAAGACCAGCACCAGCACCAGTAGCACCAATCACAGCAGACGGGCCAATGTTTGAGGCTGCTCTCAAAGCACCCGATCTCATAATAAATGTGTTTACATCTGGTAACACTTCTGGAAATTGTTTTAATGCTCCTAAGAAGTTTGATAAATCTTTAACGTTTGTATTTTTATATGTTTTTAATAATTCTTCTGTTGCTTCATATTTTAAACTACCAGGATTTGATAAACCAAGTTCATCAAATAACTTATTAAAATCTCCACCATCTGGTTTGATATATTTTTTAAATATATCATCTAAATAGCTACCAGCTAATCTATTAACATTATCATCACCAATCAAGGCCCTAAGTTCTTTTACCGCTTCAGGACTTTTATTTTGACCAAAAGTTCTATTATATAAATCCTCAACTCTTGCGGTAGGAGGTCTTCCAATACCAGGTCTTAATGCCCCTCTTCCCAATGCTTTTTGGAACTCTTTACCAGTTTTGTTTTCAACTTTTTGCATAAATTCTTTAAACATTTTATCGCCAGCTGCATATAAACGCCCAGCTTCATCGTTTGGATTTCTAAGTTGTTTTTTCATTGTATCAAGTAAAGCATTTGACGTTCTAAAAGCATAATTATTTGGTACATCTGCTTTTGCAGGGTCATATTTTTTAGATAAATCAGTAAGTCTAGTGTCTAATGCTTTTACATCAACAAATTTTATTTTATTACCCTTGTTTATTTTTAACTCATCAAGTAAATCTACTATTTCTTTTGGAGCATCTGTAAATTTACTTGGAGAGGTAACTCTATTTGCTGTATTTGCCAAGGGTGTCATATCAAAAAAACTGCCTTTGTCCTTATTTAGGGAATCTGCTTTTTTATATATTTTAGTGTAAGATTTTTTCCAAGTATTAAAGTTTTCTAAACCAACCTCTTTAATTAAATCTGATCTTTCAGACTCGGTTAATGGTTTAAGTTTTGCAGATGGAGATATTCTTTTTTCTAATGCTGTATTAACTTGTGAAAAAACATTTTCTAATTGTTTTCTACCAGGATTACCAACCACAGGCATTCTACTGGTTAAGTTATAAGCACCTTGCATTAATGGATTTGAAGAGGCTTGACCTAAAGATAGCTCTATACCCTCATTGCCCAATATTTTTGCTTTTTGTACGGCATCATCGGTAATGCCAAGTCCTTTTTCAACAAGACCAACTCCTTTTTCAGAACTGGGTATTGATGTTTTAATTTTATCAGATACTTTTTGACCACCTTGTATTGTTTTTCTAATTAATGGAGATATTGTTTTGCCAACAACTGGTACTGCTGCTGTCAAACTAGCATCGATAGTTCCAGTTAAAGCTGCATCTGTTAATCTTTCTTTTGTTGTTGGTGATGGCATATCAGGAGATAATAAATCACCCAAAAAATCAGATGCTAAAGACATGGTAGCTGAACCACCACCAGCACCCGCAACAGCTCCAGGGGGGCCACCAAAAATTCCACCACCAATAGCTCCGCCAATACCACCTATAACTTCAAGAGTTGGTTCAACCCATTTTGGCAATCTTCCAGGATATTCGTTTTCACCAATAAGACCAAGTTCAATACCAGCTTCCCTTGTTTTGGCATAATATGTTTTAGCGTCTATTTTACCTTCTTTGAGATAACGACTACCTTCTAATTTTACTTGTTCAAAAAGTTTTTTAGCTTCTTCTTTTTGTTTAAGCTCTTGTAATGTAGCCATTTATTCTGTTACGCCAAAGAATGGGCCAAATTGTCCTGTCATTTGTCCTGAGTTTTTACCCTCAGAAACAATATCTAAACTTGTCGAATCATCTTTTGTTAAGTTTCCAATTACTGTTTCTAAATCTTTAAGTAAAAAAGATGTGCTTTTGTATTCGTTTTGTAAAGTAAGTAAATCTTGACCTTCAAACATTCCACTATTTATATTTTCTTCTAGCTCTGCTTTTCCTTGATCTAACACTCTTTTAATTTCTTGGTATTTTTGCATAGCGTCAAACTCTGAAATGTAAGTTCCCATTGGAAGTAACGCATCAATTCTTTGATTTAAATAAACACTAGGTCTTCCAGAATATTGATTTACAAATCTTTCTCTAAGATTTTCATTCAAAATACCCTTAGAGTTTATAGCAGCATTTGTTTCTTTAGCGGGAGTTCCAAAAATAGGGCCTACTGCTTTATTAACAACATTATCTATTGTATCTTTAATACCAAATGCCTGGTCTATTACTTGTAAACCTTCAGACGGAACGTATTGTGATTCTATTTCTTTTTGTAATTGGTCAAAAGATTTAAAACCATCAGGTTCTACATCTCTTAATTCAATAATATCTTTTGCTTCCATGCCAGCACCAATAAACAAATTTATTTCTCTGTCACTAAAACCTGCATCTTTTAAAGATTGTCTTTGTCTTACATCTTGTAAAGCTGCTATCTCTGCGTTGTTTTGTTGCTGTTCATAAGCAAACGCAGCATTAGGGCCAAAGGTTTCATAAATTCTTCTTTGTTCAGGTGACATGGATGAAAGTAATTCAGATTGTTTTTTCTGTTGTTCTTCTTGTTGCTTTCTTAAATCAACTTGTTGTTTCATTTGTTCTGCCAAAGCATATTTACCAGAACGTCTTGCTCCTATGATTGATAGTGTATCTCTTAAGTTTTGAAGTCCTTCTTTTCTTTTAGCCTTTTTATCTGCTTCCTCATCTACAGGAGGCTGCATTAAATTATTATCTGCAATAAATTTATTTGTATTTTGATAATCTTGTAACAAATCAAAACCTTTGTTTTTAAACATATTAAAATCTTTAAAAGATACAGATGGTTGAGTTAAATCCATACCACCTATAGCTGCTAATCTTCTTAAGTCGTTTTGATTCATTTATTTCTCCTAGCTAAAAAGTCCGCTAATGCCTTCGTAAATACCAAGAGCATCATTAATTTGATTAACCGTTCCTGTGTTTACATTTCCAGTTTGTGTCTGTCCTGGTGTCATACCAAAAACAGTTCCTTGCAACATGCCTAGCTGATCTCTTGGATAATTTATTTGTCTTAAGAACTCACTATAATCAAAGTCATTTTGTGCTTGATTAAGTCCTTGTTGTTGATTCCCAACATTAGAGAATAAACCAAGTGATCTATATTGGTCTGCTAATTGATTATTTAATAGATTAGACTGAAAGTTTCTATTTTGCATACCAAGATTAGAATTGAATCTATCCGCATCAAACTGTCTGTTAATATCTTGACCCATTAAATTCATACCACTATCAAAACCTTGCTTTCTTAACATAGATGTTATATCGCCAGCTTTGTCAAAAAAGTTTTTATTAGTTTCTGACTCTAATATTGCTGAACGTGAACCACCAAATGCACCCCTACCTATTGCTGCATCTTGGTCTTTTTGTAACTGCATTAATCTTGCATCGTTTAAGTCATCTAAAGTATTGTCTATAACTTGTTCAGTAAATGGATTTTGATATGCTCCTATATCTCCATCTAATAAAGATTTAACATTTACAGATTGAGGGCCTTGTCCTGCTAGTTCATTTAATTGATTTCTAGGGTCAAATCTTAATGATTGGTCAAGCATGTTTTTATATTGACCTTGTGCTGCTAACTGGTCTGGAGTGAAACCAGCAACTCTATTGCCTGTGTATGGAGTAAAGGGAGTGTTATATAATTGTAAACCCCTGTTATATAAGTCTGCATACCTGGCTGCTGTTGCTGGGTCTACTGAGGTTGTGGCTGTAGCCGAGTCTCCACCACCACCATCAAGTAAAGAGGCAGCAGAACCAAGTCCGCCAATTATTTGACCAGCAGAAGCTCCGCCTATAGCCGATCCTATTGCTGAACCAGCACTTCCCAATGCTCCACCTATAGCTCCGATTGCTGATGCCATACTATAACTCCTTTTCTATAAAATGTAATTTTTCAAATCCTAGGTGTTTAATTTTTCTTAGCCATCCTTTACGGCCACCTAAAAATATTTTTTTGCATCCAAATTGTTTTGCAAATTTTTCTACGCTAGAAAACATTTTTTCTAGCTCCTTATAATCTCCTGCACCAATCAAAATATTTAATACTTTGTAGCGAGGATATTCAGTAAAATAAGTTATCATTACTGAATTTTTACCGCCCCAAATATGTAATCTGGCTTGGCGGATATTTTCTTTAATATCAGTTAAATTATACATATCTTGGTGCTGTAATGCACGTTTAATATGATGCTCTAACCTATCAAACTCTATTTCCCAGTCTTCTTTAGACTGTTGCTGTTGCTGAGAGGTTTCCACTATCGTCAACTTCGACTTTATATTTTGTTCCATTTGGACTTATTAATACTAGCTCAGTTTGATCTGGGCCATTTGCTTCAATACGCTCTCCCTTTTTAAAGGTTAAGCCATCTCTATATTCTATTTCTGATACCAAGTAGTTTTGATATTCAGTATTAAATACGGGGCCTGGTCTTGTTAAGGCTCGTCTTGCCATTACCTACGCCCTCTTTTTCTTACGTTTAATCGTATCTTACCAACCTGAAATGTTTGGTCGGTATCGCCAGTAACTTTCATTTTAACTTGTCTGGCAGAAAATCTTGCATCGGTATAACCATCTGTTTCAAAGGTAAAGGTGCCAAAATCTGTTTCTGCTCCTAGTGGTGTAAACCTTCCTTTAAAACTTAAATTTACTCCTGGTAATGTTGCAGACTCCTCATCTGGAATAATCTGATTACATTGCACATAATTATCACCATTGCCTATTTCTATTGGGCCACTCTCACAAAAAGGTACGGAGTTACCTAAATTTTCAGAGTCTTTTAATGTGGTGCTATCGTGTTGATATACAAAACCAGAACTATCACAGGCTATTGGAAAATCAAATACACCTTGGTCTAACCAACAACTTCTATCTAGCGTTCCTATAGACCAAACATTATCTATATAATTCCATATAACATATTTGTTTGGTATTTGTGAATCCCCAGACGCAAAGAAAAACCACATTTCATTATAGTTAGAGTTATGTCCACCGCATGATGACTTTCTATAAGTTGTATTTAGATTGTCATATATATAGTCATGCACATCACATGATATTTCTTTGACTGTACCATCAAATATAAAGAATGAGTTTTCACCCATCCATGTTAAAAAAGCTCCAGCTGTTACAACTGTTCTAGGACTTATAGCCTTACAGTTTGTTCCTGCATCTTGGATACCATAAATAAAAGGAGAACCTGTATAGTACATTCTAGCAATACCTGTATCGGTAAAGATAATAATATCTGTTTGCCATTTAGCAGCATGTAATACTCTGCCGCCTGTTGGTATTTGTAAATCACCAGCTGTATTAGTTGCTGCAGCTGTCCATG